TACCCAGCCGTGTATAAAAAACTCTGGCGGCCGTTGGATATAATTATCAACTTTTCTTTTAGCTGTGCTGATTAATCTCTGCAGCTCATTATCCTCTAAAATGTTTTCTAAGGTTAAATCGCTTTCAGCAGAAAGGTCGATAACATTAATCTGTAACCATTGACGCATATCGTCTAATTCTACTGTAAGATTATCATAAATTGTAGTAATCATTGTTATCGCTCCTCTACCATTTTACCTATTATGCTTGCAACAGCGTCAACTGTCAATCCATCAAAAAACCTGTCATTCTGGCCTAAGCGTGGCATTATACATCACAGTAATGCTGGTGCATACTAAGTCCTCTTTGACTGTCAAACTCGCGGCCGCATTCGCAAATATAAATTTCTTTATTCATTTTTATATGCGAGGGGCCGTCTGGTTTGGTAGAAGAAGGGCCAGCAGGTTTATAACCCGCCGGCATATGAACTTTATCTTTTAAGTCTTCTATGTCTTCTTCGCCAACCATTATTCGCCAGCCTTCGTGATATACTCTGCCGTTGTAGATTATTTTTTCTTTAGCTCTACAATCTAGCATTTGTATCAGCTCCTTACACCTCTACGCTATTATCTACTGTTTGTGTTACGGGTTTATAGCTTGCTTCACCGCGGATTACAGTCGCTACAGCGTCAGCAGGGGTAACTACTTCTAATTCTCCCGTTGTATTAGTAACCTGTTCAGCTTTTATAGCTACATAACCTTCTTCCCCTACGGCAAGTGTCAATGTAGCAAGTGCAGTTCCTCCTGCTCCATCATTAACTACTACATCACCGGAAGAAGCTCCGTTGTTTGCTGCATAAACTAAAACTTCGTTGTAATCTTGCAGATCATATTGAGTTGTAGTCGATACATCTTGAAAATCAAATTTATTAGTTTCAAATAACCTTCTCATTTATTATTCCTCCTTATGGAAAGGGGCTTGCGCCCCTGTATTATTTACACGGTTACGTCAGCACTTAAGAATACAAACGGGCTTACTTCTTCGCCGTTTTCAAGCTGCAATGGTGAAGTAATTGCTGGTTTACCATCTACAGACTTAAAGGCTTTTACTACAGTTTTGTTATTTACAAATTCAACGTGCTCTGAACTTGCAATCATAGGGCCAACGCCATCTTTGATGTAGTAATACATCAAATCGACAAGCCCGATGTCGCCTGTGGTTCCTAAAGTAGGCTGTCTTTCGTTAAGAGTGGTTGGTACACCTAATAAAGAACCGGGGCTTCCTTCTACTGCGTTTGGCTGCCAGATTAAGTTGCCTGATGCGTCTTTCATCTGCATTAATTGTGGCAGGTCAGTCTGGCTTATTAACCAAGTGTAGTTGCCGCCGAATAGCATTTGACTGTAAATCTTAACAATGTCTTCATAGCTAATCTGGTCGGCAGTTACTCTGGTTTGTTCGATTGTAGAAGCGTGGCCTAACAATCCAGTTGGTTTACCTACGCCATTTCCTGTCATAAATGCGTCGTCTTCGGACTTAGCAAGCGCCCAGCTTAACATTTGATTGATTGTTCCTGCTACACCCGGAGCGTTGCGAAGCATTTTATCAGTAACGTGGATACGCCCTGCAACTTCGTGTGGCTCAAGACTGATTTCTCTGTAATCGTAATCAGTTTCTGGCTTTGTTCCACCTTCTTCAATCCATTCAGTTTGCACACCAGCGTAAACACCTTTAGCGCCCGATTGATCTAATGCAGGGAAGCTAATCTTGCCCTCAGGTGGGTCGCCTGCTGCTATAACTGTAGCTCTTGGTCTAAAGATAGCATTCTGTGGCTGAAACATTGGTAACATTTCACCAAAACGCTCTGGAATAACAAAACCTCCAGCTGTTCCCGGGTCAGTTGCTAATTCCTTTTTCATAAAGTCTCCCAGCTCTTTTAATCTTTCATCGTTGGGGTTGTCTTTACTGTTACTTATAGCTGCGGAAACAAATTCACCAATAGACTTAAAGCCGAAATCTCTCTTTTCTTCTTGCTTTTCGCCGTTTGGCATTCTTCCCATTTCAACTGCTTTTTTCTCTAACTCTGTAATTTTATCTTCAATACCTACCATTTTTTCTTCAAGCTGATTTACTTCGTCCTGCACATCTTTGATAGTCTTACCTTTTTCCTTAACTTCTTTTTGAATATCCTCTAATGCGTCAGTCTTTTTGTCATTTAGTGCTTTAAGGTCAGCTTTCAACCCGTCAAGCATATCTTTGATTGCGTCTTCTGCCATTTTAATTTCCTCCTTTAGATTTTTGTAATTCTCTGCGGAAGTCTTCTAGTTCTTCTCTAATTTTATGCGAATTAACTTCCAATCGTAACTCTTTCAGCCCTTCCATTAACTCGGACGAGTGGTTATCCGGCTCATCGTTGTGTTGAGTGGATTTTTCCGGCTCAACTGCGTTAAGAAGTGCTTGAAGTGCTTCTATTGCTTCCTCTACCCTGCGTTTATTGGTAGCTGATAATACCCTGCCTTCTTTTTGTTCCATTGCCTTAACATTGTCAATAAACTCTTTTAGTTGTAAATCTATGTTTGACTTAACACCTGTGATACCAGCTTTAGGATTAGCACCCCACGGCACAACTGATATTTCCCACAATTTAAGCTCTGTAAGATACCTCAATTGGCCTTCTACGTTGTCTTTGACTACATCATAACCAATTGACAGGGCGTCAAGTATTCCCTCTTTAATCTTTGTTCTGACGTCTTGAGCGCGTTGAGTAGATGATAATCGGGCTTTAAATTTCAACCCATAATCGTCTTCTTCTGCTTCCTCAACCACACCTAATATATTTTCGCTGGAAGCAAAGCTATTATGAAAATCAACAAACTTTACTTTGCCAGATTTAATGCTTTCTTGAATAGTTTTAGCGAACGCTCCTTTTTCGACAACTTCATTCATACTGTCGCGGTTGCCAAATACTGAAGCGTAACCTTCAACATATCCTATACCGCTTTCGTCTTCAACTATTTTCAATTCTAAGTCTTTCGGCTTAAAAACTTTTTTCTTCATACCTTCACCACCTTTACATTGGTCTTCTGTTTCTTGCTGTAACCACCCACAGTATCGTTCGGGGTCTTCTCTATCTTGGTTAGCTGCAACGCAAGCGTCAAAGTCTTCATACTCGCAATTGTAACCGATTGGCATTATACCACCTGCTTTTTAATTAGGGGTTTTCAAGTCCCATAGAGATACAAACCCTACATCGTCTGGCTCAATAGTTGTAAATCTAACAGTTTCGCATTCTTTTTTGTTTATTTTGCTAGCATATTTAATTTTAGCTTTATAAGCATTTTCAGCTTCGACTATTCCAAAAGAATGCATTACGGGTTTTTTACCTGCTTTTTTCTGATAATCTATTACTATATATTTTTTTAATTTCATTATACCACCTGCTCTGTCATTGTACATCTGCAATTTATAACTTCATCAGCTGGTCCGGAAGGATCCCCCGGAAAGTCCAGTCCATTTGAAAAACTTTCATCAAGTGGAACTGTTTCACCGTCCATTATGTCGTGGTCGGTTCTAACTCTGCTGTCTCGACTGCTTATCCAAGTCTTTGTCATTGTAAGATTAAACTCATCGCGGGCCTGTCTTGCACCTTCAAACCCAGCCTTACCGCTTGCCATTGTGCTTTCTGTTCTTGCTATCATCATTGCTCTACTGAAATCTACATCTTCCATTGGTTCAGCCCAGCCGTCAAAGCGTTCAGTTATTTTTTCTGCTAACTCGTCAACTGTTAATCCTTCACGCTGTGCTTCGGTGAATATGCGCTGCATTGTTTCTTTGGTAGTATTAAGGACAAATGTAGCCTGCTCTGCTGCGTGTTCACCTAACCATTCCTGTATCCGCTCGTTGAAAGCGTCAAACTGTTTTTTAGCACTCGGTCCTGTCCCTTTTTCCTCTGCTATAACTTCAAACTCTTGCTGACCGAAGTATTCAAGCATTGGAATATAAACGTCTTCCATTGTGCGCTTCCAGTCGGTCTGCCTGTTATCTAATATGCTGATAACATTATCAACATCAGTAGTAGAGTTAACTGCTGTCAATACCAGTTCTTTTTCCTGTTCAAACATTTCAGCAAAAACCTCTGATATTCTTTCTTCCCAGCGGTTGCGGTCCTCCTCTACCTGTTTCCATAACATTTCTTTTTTAGCGTCTGGTATATTTTTAGCTTTCTGGCCATCTAATTTACCACGACTTGCAAACTGCATTGTGTTGCGCGGTGTATCACCGCCGGGTATATCATCAAATCCTAACTCTAACCTGCTGTTGACTTGATTAAGTGGTACGCCCATCTGCCACAACTTTTGAGCGTTGTTAACTTTCTCTGTAAAATCTTCTCTTAATGCAGAAATGCCGCTTGTGTCATAATTAAGTCTTAACTGATGTTCGCCTGTCTGTACAGCGTGGGAATTATCCCAGTGCACTAACAGATTAGCTTCCAACCCTTGCTTAAGACTATCAAGGTAAGGAATAATATTATCCTGCCAAAACTCTTTTTTAGCTTCTGTTTTGTTTGCTCTGCTTGAAGCGTCTGGTGCCCCTGTAAGCAACGGATCAACATCAAAAGCTGCGTGTATCTCATACATTGAAAATTTACGCTGCTCTAATATCTGTAAGTCTTCAACGCTAAATCCAGTTTGATTCCATTTTGCGTCATTTCCTAATATCCACGGTAGGCCCGGGTTTTGCATATGTTCTCTAACTCTTTCGCGTGCTTCTTCCCATTGCTGGCGTGTCAAATTATCGTTATAAGTGAAAGCCCCTGAACTGATTGCTGAATTATCTAATAGCTGTTTATTATGGCTGACTGCTGCTATATCTGTATCTACAACTTTTGCAGCTGCTTGAAGTGGTGACATTCCCCAATTAAAATTGCTCGGATCTACAAATTGAAAGTGTATAATTTCCTCAACTGGTATTATAATTTCATTAGCTTGATTTTGCGGCCTGTACTTGTAATTATCAATGGTACCGTCTTCATTAATCACAGGATAAATGCGATCTGGTTTGATAGGCCACAACTCGACCGGCGTTCCATTGTACATATTCTTATGCCAGATAGCGTTGCCACCCAAGTGCCTGTGATTAACTTCTAACTTCATTAAGTTTGTACCTGTGATTAAAGGATTTGGGTTTGGGTTTCTAAGCAACTGCTCAACAGGGTGATGCTCTACCCTTTCCCATTCATCGCCTACCTTTTTTTCTACATACCATGGCACACTCGACACACTCTCACTAATTTTTCTAATACAAGCGTATATCCATGTTGATTGTTTTAATCCCTCGTCAATACTCTTTTCTGTACTCCACTCACGAAAAAGCGGAAATCTTTTCAGCCACGGAGGGTAGTGGTTTATTCTGCCGTCCTCGTATTGTGGATTGTTTGGCATTATTTTTTGCGCTAACCAACTTCTAAAACTCATTTGCTCCCTCCTTTATATAAGTAATTCAAAACCTAAACCGTGCTTAAAATACATTGCTACATTATCTATACAGTCATCGTGTTTATTCTTTTTCTTGTCTTTGTTGTAATTAAGCAATCGTCTAACAAAATCGTTATATTCTTCGTCGCCATCATCACGCACAAAAAAATCAACCCGCATTCTACCGGATTGACTAAGTATTTTTTCGTGTTTATTCTCTGTTGATCTAAACTTATCCACTTTTATTTTATCTTTAGTTTTCTTTTTTAACTCACTCTCAAAATATAACCCTTCGTGGTTTTCCTCCACTCTAACAAATTGCGGCTCAAATTTATTAATTATACTGGCCATTTGTGGGATAACTATATCAGCGTCGCGGTCGTCTTTATAAGCTGCTATTAAATAATGTTCACCCTCGCTATATTTTGCGTATATACCTAATGTCGCACTATCAGCACCGCTTGAAGCTGTATCCACTATTGCTGTTATCCTGCCAGCTTGATTTAAATCTATTCTACTTAAACTAAATTTTTGTAAATCTTTTAAAAGTGTTCCCTCTGGTCTAACAAATTTACCTTTAGCATACATCTGGTATAAATCATTATCTACATCTTTGTATTCTTCTATTGCTGCTATTTGAGTATCAGTCAAATGTGGATTATCATTATAAGTTGACACTATAACCATACATTCAGTAATATTTGTGCTGCCGTCTGGCATATCTATTTCAATGTTTTTGATAAACACCTTTGGCCTTCCATCTTCAAAACTTTTTAAAACTTTGTCCGGCTTCTCTTTGAAGAATTTTTCATTAATAAACCCGTCTTGATTGACGGGGTTCATTGTTAAATATAGTTTTCTATCCTTTGGATCACCACCTCTTAACTGTAATTGTAAAGCCTTAAACTGTTCATAAGTAATATTTTCTGCTTCTTCATACCAAGCTGCTGTTATTCCAGTAAGTGATTTAACTCTTTTCTGTTGCTTATCGCTGTGGTAACCTTTGAAAAGTATTGAGTTACCTGTTACCTTGTGTTCTATTTTAGCTGGCTGTTTGGTAGTGTGAAATAAACTGCCCCATTCAAACTCGTCTATTCTATCTATTATATTGGTTTTAACACCTTCATTGATGTTGGTTTCTACATCTTCTACAACTAATAATTTATAGTCTTCTTTAGTGTGAAGGTCGTTAGTGCATAACTGACCCATAAAGTGAGTTTTACCGCTGTTACGGCCGCCTACAAGTATATAAACTGGGTAGTCTGTGTCTAGTACGTAATCGTAGTAAATAGGCAGCACTTCTATTTGTTTATCCATCATCACCACGCACCAAGCTGATATCTGGCATTTCTTTAATATCTATATCTTGCTCAAACTTTCTAGCGACTTCCTGTATTTCATTTACCTCCCATTGTTCGCTGCGACAATTTTTGAGTATTTCACTAAATATTTTAAATTGTTTTAATCGATTAAAGTTTTTTTCATTCATTAAGGCATTATAAGCCCCGCGCCTTGTGTTGTTAATTAACTTTTCATATTCAACTCTTAATTTAGCTTCTTTGTTTGCTTCATTTTCTATAACCTTTTTTGCAGCCTCTTTTTGTACTTTTTCTGTACTCCTTCCTTTTACCCAGCCATTCTTCCTTGCTTTTCTAGCTGCATAACTTTCATTGAATCCATATTCTTCGGCCAGCTGGTG